GATAAACTTAGTCCAGTACAACAGTTTGTAAGTCCATTGGTTGATAAAATTAAAAGCATATTGGGAAATAAAACTAATAGTACTAATACAGTAACTAAACCTGTAACCCCAGCACAAATTAATGCTAAGAACGATTTGTTTTTCAGACTCGTAGAATCTTGGAAACAAACGAGAGACTTAGCAGAACAAAGCGGTTGTCAGGAAGCAATTAAAGTAGCAGATCAAATGTTTCCTTATCTTAGTCCCAAGGTCTGTGCTGAAGCAAAGGATAGTTCACTATGAATAGCAAAGTATTATTAGTTGTTGCTGCTGTACTGATTTTAGTTGGTGTTTTAAAACCAGATCTGTCTTCTATTATTAATAATAGTACAAGAGATAGAGTGGATGTGGTCAATGTTGTAAAACCAACAAACAAAGGATTATTAGATGCCTGTTTTGATGTAATAAAGTCATTTAAAAATGGCCCATCATCCAGAACAGCAGATGCCAAAAGACTATCATCACTATACTCAGACATTGCTACATTAATTGAATTAGATGGTGAAGACGAAGTAATTAAGACCACAGATGAAGTTAGACAAGCAAACAGTCTTGCTGGAGTAATGCTAAAACTAGATATGAAAGGTAAATATAAAGACTTGGCTAGTTCTTGTAATAGCGTTATTCAAGCCGCTATTGGTGACGATAGTGTATTATTAGATAAAGATCTAAGAGCTAAAGCCGCAGACGGATTTAAAGCATTAGCATGGGCTTGTAATGAAGGAAGTAAATAATGGCTCGTTTATCACCACAAGAACTATATAATAATTACCGTAAAGGTTTTTCTGGATGTATTTGGGAACAAAACATCTTTGATCATTTGATGGAAACATCAAAGTATGCTCTTTTTGGTGACGCTAGCAAAAAAATTAAGAACAGTGGTAAGAGTAAACTTTCAACACCATATAAAAGTGTGTTAAAGTTTGACAAGAATCCTTATAATGAAAGACAAACCACTGGAGATTGTGTTAGTCATGGAACACGAAATGCTTGCGATGTTAGTCGAGCTGTAGAAATTGATGTACATGGCGAAAGAGAGGGTTGGATAGCAAGAGGTGCTACAGAAGCAATATATGGTGCTCGTGGATGGGCTGGTCAGGGAATGAGTTGTGCTAGAGCAGCAGAGTTTGTTAGTACCGTTGGTGGTGTGGTTGTTAGACAAAATTATCCTGGGGTTGCTGATTTTACAAAGTATAATGGTAATCTTGGTGCTGGATGGGGCGGTCGTGGATTACCAGATAAAGTTATTGATCTTGCAAATGATCACCAAATCAAAACTGTTAGTTTGGTTAAAACTATAGAAGAAGCTAGAGATGCACTTGCTAATGGATATGGTTTAGCAGTATGTTCTAATTATGGCTTTAGTAATAAAAGAGATAAAAAAGGATTTGCAGCACAATCTGGTAGTTGGGGTCATTGTATGGCTTGGATAGCCTGTGATGATACTGGTGATGAACCAGCATTTTTAGTCCAAAATAGTTGGGGTAAATGGAATGATGGTGGTCATCCAGAATGGGGTCCAATTCCAGACGGATCTTTTCTTATCCGTGCTGATGTAGCAGAGGGTATGTTAAAACAGAGTGGTTCTTATGCTTTTAGTCAATTTGATGGTTTTCCATTACAAAAACTACCCTCTTATGGTTTTGAGGATTATCTATGAGAATTATTGATAGAATAGCTATTCAAAAACTCATCTCAATGATATTAAATTTTATTATTAAACTAGTTGAAATTTGTGCTCCAAAACCAGACGGAGAACCAGATTCCGGTAAAAAGATTTGGTTTCCCCGTATTAGAAGGAAAAAGAAATGAAAACAGCCTTCAGTATATTGCTATTGTCAGCGGTAGTATTTACTTCATCCAGCTATACTGGTTCAACAAAAGCAGTAGTGACATTAGTTGGAGGCATGATTAAAAACCAACACATAGAGAATAATGTAAAGTTTAAAAGAAAAGACTGTCCCGTATGCAAAGGTTCTGGTAAGTATCTTAGTGGCGACGGAATCAAAATGGTAGATTGTGGATATTGTGAACCAGAAACTAAAGATACTCCATCAACTAATGGTACATCACCAGTTATCTCATCTCCAAAACCAGTATGTAATGGTCCAGAATGTCATCATAATAATCAACGTCCAGTTATTATTAAGAAATATTAATTATGAATAAAGAAGTGAATGAACCATTAAAAAATATTGCTGAAAAAGTTTTAGACAGAATACCAGATAAAGACCCCGAAAAATTTGGTAGCGTGATCGCTATTCTCATGGTAATTAGTATCATACTAACCGTTATAAGAGTCATTCAAGAATGCAATAAAAAGAAAATTCAATTATTTAATCGTAAACAAAAGACAGAATTCTATGGTCAAGAAATTAAAAATTTAAGTCTACGCAGATCATGGTTCACTAGAATGACTGTGAAAAAAGTTATTCGTAAAGAACTATCTCCAGAAAATTATAAAATTTATGGTGTTCAACTAATGAATGCTATTCTAGACACAGGAGAAACTCTCACGGAAGATGAAATTAAAACCTTAGTGGAGGCAGCAAATGTTTAATATCGTCATATGGTGCGTATACGGTTTGTTTGTTGGTAGTATCGCCAAAAGTTTAGTTCCGGGAGAAGAAAATTTCGGATTCTGGAAAACAATAGCACTAGGGGTTGCCGGATCGTACGCCGGTGGTATAATAACTTATCTGCTGGGCATGACTGCACTACAACCAGCAGGTATATTAATGGGCGTTGCCGGAGCAACTTGTTCATTAATCTTTTATAAGAAGTTATTAGAAAAATAAAATTTCATGCGGCCAAGTTGGACTGATTATTTTTTAGGACTTGCGAAAATCGTTTCGCAACGCAGTCACGATATACAAACCCAGCATGGTTGCGTGATCACAGATACCCATAATAGAATTTTGGGCGTTGGATATAATGGTTTTCCGCGAGGTCTAGACGATAAATTATTACCAAATACTAGGCCAGAAAAATATCCGTGGATGATACATGCTGAAAGAAACGCATTATCAAACTGTGTGGTTCGTCCAGATAACGGTATAGCATATGTAACAGGACAATCTTGTAATGATTGTATCATGGCTCTGTGGCAAGAGGGCGTTACTCAAGTAATTATGGCTCAAAGTCATGGTACACACCTATTCGATAAAGACGCTCAACAAAGATTTAATACTTTTATACAAATGAGCGGTATTAAAATTTCATATATAGAACCAAATCTTTCTTGGATCAAAGAACTTAGCGGTGTATTATGAATACATTAGCATTCTATATTAGTTTATTCGTTTATTTTTATTATTTAATCAGTGGTAATACAGAAATGGTTAATTTCTCTTTTCATATGACTGTATTACTAGGAATTCTCGCAATATTAAACAGGAGATAATATGTCCGCGCTTCAAGAACTGCAAAATTATACATTCGTTAGTAAGTATGCTCGTTGGCTGGAAGACAAGAATCGTCGTGAGACTTGGAAAGAAGCAGTTGAGCGCGTTAAAAATATGATGCATACTAAGTATGCTGATTTTGGTATCTCGGAAGAGATCAATTGGGCATATGATATGATGCATAAAAAGAAAGTACTAGGGAGTCAAAGAGCACTCCAGTTTGGTGGAGACCCCATTCTTAAGCGTCATGCCAAGATCTATAACTGCACAAGTTCTTATTGTGATAGACTAAGATTTTTTCAAGAGTGTTTTTGGTTATTGTTGTGTGGTAGTGGAACAGGATTTAGTGTTCAAAAGCACCATGTTGCAAAATTACCAACGCTAGAACATAATCCAATAAAAGAAGAGGGTATGAAATATATTATTGACGATAGTATAGAAGGATGGGCCGATGCTTTAGGCGTACTTCTTAGTAGCTATTTTAGTAAGCCAGTCGAAGACTTTAAAAAATATAAGAATACATATGTCATCTTTGATTACAGTAATATCCGTGCAAAGGGATCGCCACTAGCAAGTGGAGTAGGTAAGGCCCCTGGATTTGAGCCATTAGCGAATGGTTTAGAAAAGATTAGAGCATTACTTGATCGCTGTATTGCTAATGGACAAAAGAAATTACGTCCTATCGACGCTTATGATATTGTTATGCATAGTAGTGATGCAGTATTAAGTGGTGGAGTTCGTCGCTCTGCTAGTTTAGCATTATTTAGTCCTGATGACGAAGAAATGGCAAAGGCGAAAACCGGCAATTGGTATATTGATAACTCACAAAGAGCCCGTAGCAATAATTCTGCACTACTACTCAAGAATGAAACAACATTGGAAGAATTCCAAGGATTAATGGAGAGTGTTAAAGAATTTGGTGAGCCAGGATTTATTTGGAGTGAATCCACAGAGATGATTTTTAATCCTTGTGTTGAAATTGGTATGTGGCCCGTTGATGAAGAAAGTGGAAAGAGCGGATGGCAAGGCTGTAATTTATCAACAATAAATTGTTCTTCTATCGAAGACGAAGACGATTTTTATGAGAGATGCAAGGCTGCTGCTATTATCGGCACATTACAGGCTGGTTTCACTAAGCTAGAATATCTTGGAGAAATTAGTGAAAAAATCTTTGAAAGAGAAGCTTTACTAGGAGTATCTTTAACTGGCACAATGGAAAAGCATGATTTAGTTTTAACTGAAAAAGCTCTCACTAAAGGTGCTAAAATAGCAGTAGAAAATAATAAAGAACTATGCAAAAAGATACAAATTAATCAAGCCGCTAGAGTAACGTGTTTAAAACCAGAAGGTACAAGTAGCAGTATGTTGGGTACAAGTTCTGGTATCCACCCACACCACGCTAAACGATATATTCGACATGTACAAGCAAATGTTTTAGAAGCACCATACCAACACTTTAAGAAACTAAACCCGCAAGCCTGCGAGAAATCAAGTTGGTCTGCTAATAACACAGACGAGGTAATTAAATTCCCAATCGAAGTACCAGACGGCGCTAAACTCAAAAATCAGTTGCCAGCCGTAGAGATGTTATCTGTAGTTAAAGAAACGCAAAAGAACTGGGTTCAATCTGGTAAAAATAGATCATTATGCACACAGGACTATCTTAGTCATAATGTTAGTAATACAGTAACAGTTAAGCCAGACGAGTGGGAAGAAGTTACTCAATATATCTATGATAATCGTAAATATTTCGCTGGCATTAGTCTTATTCCCCAAAGTGGAGATAAAGATTATACACAGGCTCCATTTACTACCGTTTATACCAGTAGAGAAATTGTTAAGGAGTATGGCGATGCTGCTCTATGGTGTTCTGGTTTAATTGAATTGGGCTTAAATGCTTTTCATAATAATTTGTGGGCAGCTTGTGATTACGTTACTTTAAACCAAGGCCATAAAGACCATCCCGAAGCAAAGCTTATGTTTGTCACTAAAATGAAGAATTTTGCTGGCAAATATTTTGACGGAGATGTAAAAAGGCTTACTTATTGTATGAAAGATGTTTATAATTGGAAAATTTATTGTGATTTATTTAATAGTTTCAAAAAGGTTGATTATACACAACTATCAGAAACAGAGGATAACACAGTCGGGATCGAGGAAATTAGTTGTGCCGGTGGCGCTTGTCTAATTTAACTCTATCCATAAAGGGTATACATTGAGAAAAAAAACCAAAAATGCACAAAAGAAGTCTAAAACTATTGATCTTACAAACAATATTGTACAATCAGGACCATGCTATAGAAATAGACTAAGGCCACGTACAGATAATCAAAAAGATTATATTCGTACCGTTTCAGAAAACCATATTACTTTCTGTCAAGGTGTGGCTGGTAGTGGTAAAACACATATAGCAATAGGCATGGCTCTTGAATATTTATTGGAAGAGAAAGTTAAAAAAATAGTTATCACTAGACCAGTAGTTGAGTCCGGAGAAAAAATTGGTTATTTACCCGGCACAGCAGAAGAGAAATTACATCCGTATTTGCTTCCTTTGTTGGACGAAGTTAATCATTTTATAGCACCAGCACAATATATTAGTTTAAAGACTAATCATAAAGTAGAAATTGTACCACTAGGATTGATGAGAGGTCGTAATTTTCATGATTGTTTTATTGTTGCGGACGAGTGTCAAAACGCTTCGTATGATCAATTAAAAATGTTATTGACAAGACTTGGTAATAATAGTAAAATGGTACTAACTGGAGATATTAGTCAGTCCGACCTTCATAGACATATGCAGGGTGGTTTTCACACCATGACTAAAGTATTAGATGGTGTAGACGGCATAGGCGTTTCTTATTTAGATATGAAAGATATTGTAAGAAACCCTATTATCGGTAAAATTCTAGGACGATTGGACTTATACGAAAATGAACCTAAGCCATAGTAGGTGTTTAGTACTTAACGCCGATTATACTCCCTTAACCATTATTAATTGGAAAAAAGCCTTTATTTGGTCTATGAGATATGAGTATGAGAAAAATAGCGTAGAAATTATAGATTTTTATAAAAACGATTATATCATTGGTATCAACAATAAAAAATATCCAATCCCGGCTGTTGCTAAAACAAGAAAATATTTTAGAATCAATCATTATAGTGTAAAATTTTCTCGTAAAAATATATTTATTAGAGATAATCATACTTGTCAATATTGTCATAATATATTTGATACTACAGATTTAACATATGATCATGTGATACCTAAATCAGCGTGGAAAAGTCAAATAGGAACACCAACGTGTTGGACTAATATAGTTACAGCGTGTTTTCTTTGTAATAGGAAAAAGGGTAATCGTACACCCAAACAGGCTAATATGCCACTCAAGACCTTACCGATAGTACCGCAGAAAAATTGTAAGTACTTGCCCGTCACCCACCATCTGTTTAAGATAAAGAAAGACATTCCACAGGAATGGATGGTTTACCTACCGGAATCTTATTTAATATAATGCCCACATATTCTTATTTTTGTTCAGAATGTAATACTGATTTTGAATTATTTTTTCATATCAAAGACTATACAGATAATCCACAATGTATAGGCTGCGGTAAAAAAGAAACACATAGACTATACTGTAAAGATGTTTCTACACAGATGGCATCGGTTAAGAAATCTGATAGCGAATTAAAAACTATAGGTGATTTAGCAAACCGCAATAGAGATAGATTAAGCTCTGATGAAAAAACATCACTATACGAAAAACATAATTCTTATAAAGAACAAAAGGAAGAAGCGTCTCTTCCAACGGGAATGTCAAGAATGAAAAAAGGAGTCAAAACAATATGGCCGACTTAAAGACTAATGAGTTTATGTTTCATCAACAAAACATTCCACAGGTCAATAGAATTACAAGTTATTATACTCTGTTGGGCGAACACGATTTTTTAGATACAGATAATAAACCAAGATCCAATGAAGAAAATAATGCTGTCGTAGCCAAGTCTGTACAAGTTGATAATAAACCATTAAGATACTATATTAAAGTAGGCACATATGGTAAAATATATAATCCTATTGGTTTGTATAGCGAGGGTAAGAATACAAAGTTTCTATCTAAAATTGGTAGAAAACAATTTGAATTTAAGGAAGTTAATAAACAAATTTTTGATTTATATGTCAATTTCTTGGCAACAAAAAACTTAGCATGGTTAAACAACGCAGAAAGAGAGCTGAACTAATGTCTAGATTATCTAAGGAAACTGAGTATGCTATTAAATATCTTCTAGAGTCTAAGAAGATGGATCCCAAGGACGTAGCCAAAGAACTAAAGATTAAAATTACAACAGTTAATAAATTTTTATCGCCACCATCAGAAACAGAAAAAACAGCACCAACAAAAACAGATAAAACAAAAGAATTGATGATTAGACAAACATCCGCCAAGAAAAATAATACTGTTAGTATTATGACAGAATCCGCATCACAACTATCTGATGAGTTTATAAAAACAATAAACTCTGACCAAATAAAAAGAACTCAAGAATATATTTTTCGCCCAAAAGCTAATTGAGATGTCTGCTAAAAAATATCCATCGAAATATTCGAATGGCAAAAGTGTAACTTCCGCTCAGTATATCACAGAATTGATTTGTGAAAAATGGGCAAAAAAAGAAAAGAAAGATTTACACTATAGATTTTGGTTAACTCCAGAATGGGAAAAATATTATCGTAATCAGATACCATCTGCAAATGCGTTATTAAAAAAATATTCTGATACCGCGATTATTAGAGCGTTGAATAATCCAAAAACAGAAAGAATATACTCGCTGCGAGCACCACATCTTCCCGCTATCATAGAACAAGAGCAGAGACACATAGAGACAGAGAATCAAACCTTGTCTAAGGTTTATGAAAGACCAGAAAATGTATCATTTGGTCACACACCACCAATCAAACGTAATATTATTTCAAAATTAAAGGATCTAGATAATGAGTCTTAAAGAAGATGTTATAAAAAATTTTGGTGACGACATTATTCTCACAGGTAATGCTATTGTGGACCGAAAGAGTGTAATTATTCCGGTCAGCCCATCACTAGATATAGTATTAAATGGAGGAATACCAGAAGGAAGTTTCGTTGTATTAACAGGACAACCAAAGTGCGGTAAAACAACAACATCTTTAGATTTTGCAGCAACAGCTCAAAGACCAGAATATCAAGGAGTGTTAAAAACTCCACGCGAAGTGTATTACCTGAACATTGAAGGTAGATTGAAGAAGAGAGATTTAGAAGGTATTCCCAGTCTTAATCTAGATAGATTTCATGTTATCGGTAGTCAACAAGGTAAAATTCTACACGCAGAAGAATATTTACAGATTGCGGAAAAAATTATTAATGAAATTCCAGGATCTGTTCTTATCATAGACTCTTATTCAGCGCTATGTACAGA